CTTCCCATAGGCGCGAACTTTAAGAGCGGTAATACTAACCCATCTGGCATAACCGTGGATGAAGACCTACAGCTTTCCAAGTACGTATAAACGTGCGGAGGAAAGAGGAGGCGAACCAGCTCAAGACTAACGCGATCAGAGGCCTCATTGAGGTCTAAGGTCGCGTACTTACCCGTTAGGGACCCAAGTTGGGCACCCCGACGGTTAGGCTCTTGGTCAGTGAAGAAAACATTGCGCTTGGTAAGCACAGAGTTCTCTACTAACTTAACAATAGCGCTGCCTAAGCCTTGTTGAATCCATTGAAAATCAACGGGTTCACAAGAGATTAAGCGAGGGCCGCGTGAATCTTTCGGCACGAGTACAACTCGCGCTGGAAGACTGTTATCAGTGATAGTTTTAAAACTATCAACCGAATCACAAACATGACCTAAGGATGCGTAAAAATACTCATCCAGGGGGTAATGCTTAGTGATTCTCGCCGAGACATTAGTCCAACGATACTTGTCCCAGAGCTGCTGCTTAGTAGCAACAGCTCCAGGTCCGTGTCGAGGATAAATGTCTTTCGGGTCAAAAGAAGCAAAGAGCCTCGTTAAGAGGAGCTTTGCTTCCCGCGCTATGTGAATCTGCGTCCTTGGCTTTAGCCAAGTATAACCCCTAGATATATATCTGGGAGGGCGCAGTGACATAGTCTCATTAATAGTACCTTTGATGTAATCTAAGGTAGGATTAACGGTTAATAAGTCGCGATCAGTCTTTTCAAACTTATCGACGACCCGTTGTTCTTGTTCGACTGTATAAGGCAACTCATATTTGTAAAACAAATAGAGGAGTTGACGTATAGCTCTGACGCTATTAACGCATGGTTCCGGGAGGAGTGTCCCGTTTGGTTGAAGTACTCGATTGAACAGCTCACCGAAAAGTTTCGGCAGCTGACTTCCAGGTTGAGATTCGAATCTCAACTCAGAAGCGTTCAGAGGAGTACTACACGTAAGAGCCTTGTCAAAGGCCTTACCCAAACGAGGCAGAGTTTTCGTTAGAAAACTCAATCCTTCCGAAGCGGTTCTATTAAACACCTTATTAAGGGTGTTTCGTCGAACCGAGTTGTTGAACACAACACCACACGAGTTATAGACGTCGTGTAGCACAGCAGCGATGATTTTACTTTCATCTAGGCTCTT